TGCAAAAGTTATAATATCTCCTGCTAATAAATTATGACCAGCTGATGTTGTTATGGTCACTGTTGTTGATCCGTTGGTCGTTGTTATGTTTGACCCAGTAGAGTAATTGTCTGTTTGTAAAGGTGTGATGTCATAAAATGCACCTTCATAATAAATAATTAATAACTTATCAGTGCCGATGGCAGAATACTTACGGCCATCTAAATCAGACCATACGTGTTGGTCTCTAGCTGCACCAATAATAGATGCATAACTACCTGATACTAAAGATGTCCAACCCCCTATCTTTTCAGGTTGCCCATATCTAAATCTTACAAAATCACCATCGAACCATTGACCCATAGCCTCAGATTCCGTAGCTTGTTTGTTAAATCCTGGTCTTATCTGTACTTTTGTTAATGGCATGTGGGTATTATACCATTATAGACTTATTAAATATAGATTACTATATTGTGTTAAAACTAAGCACTATTCTTTCTTGTGATTTATTAATTTCTCTATTGGAACTATGCTCTAACCAACCTGGAAATAAAATTAAATCACCGTTTTCAGGTTTTATATAAAAATAGCTAGTATTATTATATGTAGATTTAATTGAGCGAATAACTTTTATAAAAGGATTAGGGTTATGAAAAAATATTTTACTGCTTTTATCATCTACCTGTAGATAAAGAGCTCCTGATATAGGACTTGGTGAATGATTGTGTTCAAGTAATTCACTATTTGGTTTTTGAATATTAACCCAAGATCTCTCTATTGAACAATCTTCTATACCTAAATCCATAGCATATTCTGATATTGCTAAATTTAATTTTTTTTCTAAAAAAGTATCTTTAAAAAAATTATTATTCTTTTGTAATGTGTAAGATGAGATAGCTTCACCTAAAAAAGATCCGTGAGTATTTAAATTTAAATTATTTACTAAATTTAAAATTTCATTTATTTCATTAACATCAATAAATTTTTTTGTATGTTTTATTAATATTGGAAATAAATTTATGTTATTCTTGTCCATTATCTTTAATATAAATTAATCATCCCAATCTTTTTTTTCAGAAAAGTTAAAAACAATTGCATATTTAGGATCATTGCTAAGATTTTCTTTAGTCCCATGTTTTAAAATAGGTGAAAAAAATAAAAAAGTACCTTCTTGTGGTGTGATCGATATATTTAAATCATAAAAATCTATAGGTAAATCAGTTGAATTTAAATATAAAATTCCTGAATAACAAAATTCGTAATGATTGTGTGGAATCGTTTTGTCTCCTTTTTCAACTTTTATACCCCACGCATTATACAATACTGTTGATTTTAGTTGTGGACAATTTGATTTAATTTCGGAAAAAAATTGATCTAGTATTTTAAAGAAATTTTTATTTTCCTTAAAATAAAGCCAATCAGTCATTTTACCTTTTAGATTAGTTTTATAATTTAAATTTGAAGTTTTAATTCCTTCTTCTATTTGTGATATTAAAGTATTTTTATATTCAGATATATTTTGTTTTGTTTCTATAAAAAAAACAGGAACTTCAATATTAGTTTGATAAATTTTTTTAATCACCTTTTTAAAAACTTATAATTATTTCACCTGTCCCCACAGCACTCTATTATCTTTAAAAAAAGACGTATACTTTCCGTTTTTATTTACATAATGTAAAAAAAATTGAGAATGCCAATCGCCTTGAAATGCTTCTCTCCAATGTTCTACTTCACAACCCAAATAAACTGCAGCATCTCCTGGTTCTAAATTTAATTCTGTTCCATCCATAAATATTGGCCATTTTTCTCCTGATGAGTCTACCATTACAGTAACTGATATTTCGCAAGATGGTCTATCTTTATGTTTTTCTAAAGTAGCTAAATAAGTATAAAGCCTTGAATAAGAATAAGTTGGTAATAATTCTAATTGTGTAACCTCTTCCATTTTTTTACGTTTACTTAATAAAAAAGATTCTGTTAATGGATCGGCATACCAATAACTATCACACGTGCTGGATTGCATTTGTTTTTCATCAAATTGATCAATGTTTAGCCTATGTCTTATTATAAAATAATTTTTAGCTGTCTCAACTTCTTCTAAAGTTAGAAAATTTTTAATTATTTTATATTTAAAATCTTTTCCTATTATGCCCATGCTACTATTGAGTATCTTATACCTTCAGTTACTGGTTCAACTGAATGTGGAAACATAAAATTACTTGGCCAAACTAAAAGCATTCCAGGTGTTGGTTTGATAACTTTTTCTTCCTCATTAAAAAATTTAAATTTTATATCTCCACCTTTGTAATCATTATTTAAAAAAAGAATACTGCTTAATGTTCTAAGATGAGTAGGTGAAGCATCAACATGAAAAGTATAATAATTATCCTCTTCATATTTAAGTATATCTAATTGGTTTAAAAAATTTATTTTTAAGTATTGTAGACAATTAAAATTGTTTAGGTATTCATTCATAGCATTTACAATTTTAAAACCTAAAAAATTATTCCAATGAACGTCTGTTAGAGATTGGCTTGAAACAAGTAAAGAGTGTAATTTTACTTTTCTTATTTTTTCGTCTACCTTAGAATGTCCAATAGCAGCTTTTTTAAATTCTAAAGAATTAGAATACTTTATTAAAGTGGATATACAGTTTAAATTAATAATATTAGGAAATACTTTAATGTATTCAGATAAAAACATTAAAGTTCTTATAAAGAATTTTATCTAACTTGTAAAGGGTGAAGATAACTTAAATTTAATTGAAAAAAATGATTTTGTAAATTACTAAAAGGATAGTTTAAAGAAGAGGTATCAAAGTTGTTTAAGGTATTTTGATAAGAAATTAATTCATCATTATAAACACCTTCAGTATGTCCTATTTTTTCTTTTACATCTTTTTTTAATTTTTCTATATATAAATCAATTTCCTCTTTATTACTATAAATATGATTATCGTGATTTTTATAAGTTACATTTAAAGAATCATCGATTAAATCTACTTGTTTTGTATTATTTTTTAACAAATCAAAATTAGTTTGTGATATTTCAATAACATACCCACATATACCTGCCATATATGTTTCATACATAGTAGGAATTTGTTTTTTTAATTGTTCTAAATCTTTTGATATAAAACTTAATTTTTTTTCTTTATTAGTTACAATGTATGCCATAAAAATTAATTAAGGTAAAAGTTCGTAAACAATTATTCCACCTGTACCACCTCCTTGATCTACTTGTCCACCTAATCCCATTTTAAACCCCCCTTGTTGTCCATTATTTCCAAAGTTATTTGCTTTTTGTCCTCCTCCATGAAAAGCTAAAATTGATCTAACAGAATTTACTGCACTAAGTCCTGAAAGAAGATTAACAGTACCTGTTCCCGATACACTTCCTTGAGAACCAACACTTGGTGCAGGTGGTTCCACTGCACCGCCTCCATTTGCTGTTATTAGTGGTGCGGGTGCGGGACCAAAACGTGAGGCATTACCTGCAGTTCCTCCTGGAGCTCCACCATCAACTGCGGTAGCAGCAACCATAGCTTGAGAGTAAGGATGAGTAATACTTGTTTTGTAATAACCAAATCCTCCAGGCCCTGCAGTACCATTAAATCCCTGAGAAGAATTTCCACCTCCGCCTCCTCCTCCAAGTGCATAAACTAAAATTCCAGTTGCGGCAGGGTTTGCTGTATAAGTTACTGCAGTATTATTAAGTGATGTACCTGTTTTATAAACATAATTTCCTCCGCCTGCTGTTCCTGAAGAAGCAGCCGTAAGTCTTCCATCAGCATCTACTGTAATTGATGCTAGTGTGTATGATCCTGCTGTAACACCTGTTGAAATTAATTGATCAGCACCAACAGAGTTTGTTGCTAATTTAGCAGCTGTAATAGTTGAGTTTGCAATTTTATCTGCAGTAACTTGTAGTGCAGAAATTTTTGCAGTTGTGATTGCGTTATCTGCAATCTTAGCAGTAGTAACTTGGTTTGCAGAAATAGCTGCAGATAAAACTGCATTGTTAGCAATTTGAGCAGAACCAATTGTTCCACCTAAAGTATCTAATGCGATTTCATTTAAGTTTGTACCATCAGAATAAGCGGCTACAATTTTAGCTTCACCTGCTGTAAATCCTGTACCACTTGCAGTTTTAATTGTTAAGTTTGTAACTCCTGTAACTGCAGTTAAATCAAAAATATAAAATTTTTCTACTGAATCTGGAATTGTAACTGTTGTTGCACCTGTTAAAGTAATTGATGCAATTTTAATTACCATGTTTCGTGCATTTGATAATGCAGCGTTTGACATTACTAAAGCAGTTGTAGCTGAGTCTGTAATCGTTACAGCTTCGTAACCTGCGATAGCTTGTTGAATTAAATCTAAGTTGCTATTTGTTTTCGATCCCCATGTACCAGCGTTTTCGCCAGTAGCCATTAGTTCTAAACCAATTGTATTATAAGATGATGCCATATGTTTTTATTTTACCATTGTTATGCAGCTAAATCAACTTCGGTCCAAACATTGTTTACACCTAAATCAATCTCTGCCCATGCAGTTATATTAATTGTTCCAATACTAGCTGTCAAGTTAATGCCTATTAAAGGTACTACCCCTGTTCCTGTAACTGTAACTGAGCCAATTCCTGATGCTAAATTAAAGCCTGTTAGACCTATAATTTGACCTGGTATTTCTTCTACTGTACCAAGGCCTAAAGTCATAGCCTGACCTGTTACAGATTCATTAGTAGATTGTACTAATGTTATAGTGCCTAAAGTTAATGAAGCTGATATGCCTGTTACAGGTACACCTAAGAATAGTCCTGCTACAGCTTGTCCTACGCCTGTGGTTAAAGATTGACCTGTTAAATCTAAACTAGCTGTTCCTGATATTGTAGGTGTTCCTTGACTTGAAGATAATCCAGGCTCACCCACAAACACAAATATATCAGAATCAATTTGAATTGATTCTTGTCCTTGAGTTAAAGTTAATAATTGTTGAGAAGCTGCTGATATAGCTACATCAGTTTTAACTGAAACCGTTCCTATACTTGAACTTAAAGATTGTCCTGTAACTTGTGTAGAGTAATTGTCACCCCAAGCAAATTCGCCCCACTCACCACGGCCCCAGCCTTCTCCTGTCAATATTGTTTCATCAACAGTAGCTGTGCCTATATTAGAAGATAATGAAACACCTGTAACTTGTTCTATTCTACCTAGAGCAATTGAAGTAGAACCAACAGAGGATGTTAATAAAATTCCTGTTACTTCCAAACTAACTCCAATATCAATTGAAGTAGAACCAATAGATGGTGTTAATGAAATTCCTGTTAGATTTACACTTGCATTAGCTTGTGTTGTAACCGTTCCTGAAGTTGTTACAACTCCAGTGACTTGTCCCCATGAGGCTTCAGACCAAGCGTCTTCACCCCACGTAGTAGTAGAGCCAGGTGCAGTAACGTTAACTGTAATGTTTGCCACCTGGCCCTCCTTTTAGTTTATGATATTCTCAATATAGCTGCTGAAGTTGTGTACGCAGGGAATTGAATTGTAAATGTTCCCGCAGTTGCAGTTTTATCAGAACCAAAGTCTAATACAGCAACGGCTGAGTTAGAGTTTGATGTATTGTAAATTAATGCACCTCTTGCAGTTAATGTTACGTTAGTAAATGATAAGTTACTGAACGTAGTAATTGCTACATCAGTTGCAACTGAAGTTCCAGTATTTACAAGTGCCTTACCACCTGCAGTATAACCTGCTGGTGAAGTAACTTCAGAACCAGTTGTGTAAGATGTTGTAGATTTACCTAACGTTGCAGCTGAGTTATACATCGCTAACTTAAATGCACTTCCTGTTGATGCAGTAAAATCGTGTTTACCTTCTAGTAATTCTTTTTTAAAAGAATTAGCTATTGCGTTTGTTGTTATTGCCATTTTAATGTCTCCTTAATATTAATATTATGGTGATGGTGATTCGACTCTAAGTCTAGGTACACCATCGTCAAATTCTGCTCTTCTT